GACTGGCGCAGGTTGTGTCTTTGAGAACGAATTGACCCAGTTTGTCAATTGTGTTGCCATTGCTTGAATGGTTGATTCCACATCAAGCGTTCCGTTGTTGGTGAAGTGAGTAATCAAAGCGTGGCTGATTTCCGTCAAGGAAGTCAAGTCATTCGGCATTGATACACCAGTGGTTTTCTTGGGGTCTTCATTGTAAACTGCGCTGATTAGCGAGTGTTCAATGCCAACATGTTTGGCAAAGCGCACTAACAGGGTAGCGTTCTTCACAGACCTTTTCTGTCCACCTTCACTCTTCGCGGTCTTGACACTACTCAAGGTGGTGTCAAGCCACTCAATTAGTTGCTCATCGTTGCCACCAGTGGCACCGATGTAAGCCGCAACAAATTGTTGGGTTTGTTCCTTCATCATTTCTTCATTTGGTTTCATATTCTTTACCTCTCACCCCGCTTCTGCTTGGGGCTGACCTTCCAGCAAGATTGAGCGCGCCCCTTATAAGCAAAAGGCCAAAATCGCGGGTTGTCGGTCTTTCGCGTTCTTGCCGCGAAGGAGTGCAAGAACACGCGACAACCGTATGGTTGGAGTGAGCGCGATGGAATCGTCGCTCACGACAAGCCGCGCGATAGTGTGCCGCGAAAGCGATGACTGCGCGACTGTTTCGCGCTCGTAAGCGACATGGGCGATAAGCGCGATGCTGAATCGCACCCCGCTCGCGCTCAACGCTTCGCTCGCGCACCCCGCTCGCTACCGCTCGCGGCGCAATTTGCCCCCGCGTTAGCCGGAGTCGCGCTCGCGCCGCGGCAATTTGCCCTCCTTAACCGCGTGCGAAATACAGACAATTTTTTCATAGGGGTCAAAAAAAAATCCCGCGAAAAAAATAATCATAACCGCTATCTTCAAGGGCAAGGTTGCTATCCGATATACCACATGGCTCGCTTCGTTCGTATTTTGAAGGCCACGAAACGGCAAGAGAAAGACGAGCGCAAACGCAAGAGGGACGCGCAAAGAAAGGCACGCAAAGACAAGAAAAAAGCGCGACAAGAAAAGAAACGACAGGTGCGCGTAGTTGATACTCCACCAGCCGAGGAAGAACCACCGAAGACTGAACCCGAACCACCCAAAGAAGAGCCACCCAAAGAAGAGCCGCCCAAAGAGGAAGCACCAAAGGCTAAACCTCCGGCGCGCGAAGAAGGTGGACGACAAAGAAAAATGGGTAAGAGCGAGCAGGGTTTCAAGTCTTTACAGCCTTACATGAACAGGCTGATGGAGAGACACGACGCTGGTGAAATTGACATAGTGGACCTATACACCAATATCATCAACGCGAACAATATTTTGATTGGTCAAGCACTTGGTATGGATGAGGATGCGATTAACGAAGCGCAGGGAGACATACCCGCGATTATGTCGGAGCCGTTGATTAACGGTCCAGTCATGATGCACTTGCAAAGAATGTCAAATAAATACCCGGAACTCAAAGAAGTTCGCGCAGAAGACGAAGAAGACAACGGTAGTTTGGAAGAGTTGATGGAAGCAACAAAAGGCATACGGGCTGACATTTCATCGTTCATCGCGGACCCAATAAATATGGGAAGGCCGCACCAACAAAAAGACATCAAAGGCATTTACAATCTGCTATCTCGCTTTAATCACCCATTGGCTATAACGCTCGCGGAAGAAATACCGAAGAGTGAAAGGATTGCACCAAATTACAAACCAAGACGACCTCGCAAGATACGCGTTAGAGGAAGAATGACCGACCCTTCGTTTGAAGAAGAGATGAACCGTTTAGCGCGTGAACAGTCGGAGTTGTTACAGGTCGGAACCAAACAAGACAAACGAGTTACACGCCCGGAAACAAAAGCGCGAAGGGCAACACAGATGTATGACGAATTTTTCTCACAGACCGACATTGACCGCGGACCTAAGAAACAAACTGGTATTGTTGTCAAACGACCAACCACCGCGATGACGAAAGATATTCTTGAGAAAGTCAAACAAATCGGCGTTGAAGAATCGCTTGACGACAAAGGTGCGTTCAACAGTTTACAAGACAAGTTCAACAATTTTATGATTTCATTGACAGGGAACAAAGCGTTCGGAACATCGGGGCGCGCGGGTAGGTTTGGTGGCGAGATTGAAGTTGGTCGCGCACCAAACGCACTTACGCCCTCTATGGCAGAAGTTGGTAGGCAACTGGGTATCGGTATGCCAGCACCAAACATACCGGACATGATGCTCAAACCTCACTTACAAGGCAAAAGCCCGTTCAGCATGGATTTGCGCAACGAGTTGGCTGAAGAATTAAGTCTTATGGATATAACAGGTTTCCACCCGTCGCTTGTGTCATCAGTAAGTGAAGATGGATTGTTAAGCACTTTGTTTGGCGATAAAAGGGCCGAAACGACTGAAGGTGCTGGGCCGGGTGGCTCACAGGAAGAAATCGCTCAACGAGCCAGCGAAGCGCGAAGAGAAAGAATTGGTGGTGTTGCAACCGAGGCTTCTTTGATGACACCCGAAGATGAACTCGCGGCCATTCAAGGAAGAAGAGCAATGACACCAACTCAAAAGTTGGCTGAACTTGAGCGCAGGTTACAACAAGGCGACATTGATGACTACGAATACGAGATGCAAAGAGCCGCAATCGGGATGAATAAACACAAGATTGACAGCGATAAAGCACTGGGTGGTTTGATTGGTGATGACTTTGAGGTTGGACACGCATTCCACGGTTTGAATGAAAATCAAATCATGGAGCGAAGTCAAGGATTTGTTGACAATCTTATTGGTATGGGTCGTGTTATACGAGAATTAAGATACGACGCGCATAGATTAGCCGGTGCTGAATCAGCCGAAGAAAAGCAAGAGATTGACGACAAATTGAAGGCGTTGGGGTTAGACGCTGAACATCTCATCGCGTTCGGTGATATTGAGAACGCGACGCTTGAGGACAAAATGCGATACACCAAACTTGACAACATCATGAAAGGTAAATTGAGTCAAGTCATGCCAAGACTGACTTCACAGATTAGCCGACAGCATAAGATGATGGAGAAAATCGGTTTGAATGATGTTGACATTGTTAACGCGGCTATGAAATACGCTAACGCTGACATGAGTGTAAACGGTTACAAAGACGCATTCATGAGTCTGTTGACACAAAAAAGAAAAGACGGCAACTTGAACACATATCCGATTTACCGTTTGTTGCAATACCTACAAAAGAAGGGTATTCGCGAAGCAATGGATGAAGCACACCATCAAAAGGTGATGGAACAACAAGAGAGGTTTAGACGAAACCACGAAGCGCGTCAAGCAGAAAGAGAAATGGGTAGTTTCAGTAAGGGTGGTGTGGATTTGATGAGTCCGCAACCCGAACATCTTCAACACCTTTTGCATACCCCGGAAGAATGTTTGTCGTGTCACCCCGATAGGTTCGGAAACCGAACCGCGGAAGAAGCAAGATTGCATTCGCCGTTCAAGAGGGATAGAACGCCCTTCGCGCATAAATCAATCACCATGCCTATTTTGACTGATTACAAGAAAGGTGTAGGACAGGGCGATGACCCTTTGTATGCTGTTGCGCCGGAAGGTCAAACTTCTCTTGCCTCTATTGTCAATCATATTTACCCCGGAAGACTGAACATTAAACAACTGTTAGCAGAAGCAGAAAGGGTCAAAGAAGACCCTAAAAGGAAAATCAGCGATTGGCGCAAAGACAAAACCCAAAAATACAAACGACTCATCAAAGATGCTGTCATAACAGGTAATCCACGCGCGGCAAACATTTACAAAAAATTCGGACTTTACAAGACGATTGAGAACGCCATCGCGACAGGACCAGCGGGTATGAGCAACAAGGAATTGGTTGCCGCTTCATTCCTCATGAACAACGATGATGCGATTGACAAGCACCAAGAATCTCACCGTAAAAAGACACTGATGGCTACGCGATACAACGCTTTGACTGATGCTGTGGATTTCATGAAAGAGTTGACCGAAGGAGAATACGGTGGTAAAAAATACAAACCGGGTGCATTGAAGAGCGAATCGGTAAGACGCGCACTTCTTGGTGAAATGTTGACTGAACCGATTAACAAGGTGCAAAGTGCGAACAAATCCATCTTGAGAGCAAACAGGATTCTTACTACTCTTGAGCCGTTGTATCGTCAATACTTAGATGAAAACGCTGACTATCAAGAGAAGTTGGCTGAAACAAAAATGAAGGAAGAAGTTGACGAAGACGGACAAAAGCGAATGGTTCGCGGACAATACATGGAACCAGCGCAAATTAAAATCATTGAAGAGTTGGGTAAAAAGATTGACAAGAAATACAACAGGATGTTGTTGAGTCGTAAGAACCAATTGGCAAACATAAGACGCGCTGAAAAGAAAAAAGAGAAGTTCCAAAACGCAAGCGATGAATCACTTGCACGCGCAAACGAGTTTATGCTTGGTGCTTTCATCAAAGGTGGTGGCGAGATAGCCAAGATGCTATCCAGCAAAAAAGAAAGAGGAACCGAGTTCCATACTACCGTTGGATTCCTGTCCGAGTTGCACAAGAAATTGTATGAAGATGATGATTTTGACTCTATACATCGCGCTGATGTCAACGGCAACTTGAGTCGCGACTTCACTCACTCATTGGACAAATACAAAATGGGTAGGTTTGGCGACATGGCTGGAACTGGCATCATGGCTCACACAAACAACAAAGCATTACCGCGCATCAACAGTATCAATCAACTGCTTGCTCATCGTGTTCAAATGGGGTTCCCGTTAACAGAAGAAGATATTGAGCGCGCAAAAGAGATGATGTTTGATGCTGAAATGACGGATGCGGTTGACGACAGTGAGTTCAACGATTGGGCTTCCACTCTTTTGACCGATGAAGAAATTGCGAGAATAAATACATCGGAGAAAAAACATCATCATCACGATAGCGGTCCAAACGAATTAGGGTTGCTTACAGAAGAAGAGGCGGCGCGAAGAGAGCAAAACTCCCACTTTACAAAAGGTAGTGAAAGGAATATTGAGCGAGGAATAATGGCCGCAAACAAACTAACAAGCAATTGGCGACAACATGCTCCAACACTATGCGGCACATGTCATGGTCATCGCTTCGTCACAAAAGATGAAGCAATTTCATTCTTGCGTCATCGCATACCCGAATTGCAAAATGAGAGCAGAAACAGTCCGAGGATGATGAAATACATAGCGGACAATTTGCGTCCGCGTGGTGCGGATTCATTCGCAAACCATCCTATGGCTGATGAAATGGATGACCACGACCATGAACAATACGCGTGTCCGGCATGTGAACATACTGCTGATTATGTTCAAGGTGGCAAATGTAGCAACGGGTTATGTCCCGATTGTCTTGGTCATGGTGTCCGCGACCCAACAGACGAAGAACATATCCACGATGGCTACATAGACGCGGATGGAAACAAAGTGGACGGTAAAAATCATCACTATTCGCACAACGGCGCGGTAGCCGCGAAAGTTGACCATCTCAACCAACTGCTGTTTGGACAACTCGGCATGATGCAAAGCGGTAAGATACCCAAGTTCCTACAAGATGTTATCACCCCTGCATCACCGATATGGCAACAGTATGGCGATTATGTTGACACAGGTAAATACAAAACGATTGAGGATAAAAGAGAAGCCGCGCGAAAGAAAGCGTTGGAACCGTTAGAAATTGACCCCGACGCACCGGAGATACCAAGCGCGCCGCACATAAGAGATAGCCAACCACCAACAAAAACCGGCGCAAAAGTGATTGATTTTAGTCAAACCGGCGCACAGCCGATTGATTTTGGTGAAGAAACAACAGACCCGATGCAAGATATACCAACATTGCGCGAAACACTCACAGGTGTTCATCAAACAGCGGTGAAAAATCATGAGAAAATTATGCTTCAAAAGCATGTTGACCGCTTAGAAAAAATGGGTATAGCCGCGCAAGAAGCAGAAGGCAACGAAGAAGGAATCAAAGCGATTAAAGATTTGGCGAATGAAATAAGAAACGACCCCGCGTTCATCAATGGTGATGTTCACGGACATGACTACATGGATGACCACCCTACACTCAACAAGATACACAAACTCCAAGAGATGGCGGAATCGTTCTTTGTGGTCGGAGGTAAATACGACAGAAGGCAAATCCCTTACAACCGAAAAGGAAGACTAACGCCGACGATGGAAGAGATATTCACCAATCAAGGACCAATGACATTCGGTGATTATGAACCGTTAAGTCCGATGCATGGACACATGCTCACCGGTCCCGAAATTGACGAAGGTTTGTTTGAACCGGGTGCAACGCATTCACCAAAACCAATAACCTTGAAGCATTTGAGACAACTGTTCCGCGGGAACAAAGAAGCGCAACGGCTTATCACTCGCCGCGAGAACTTTGAAAAGTTTGACACAGACAAGTTGAAGAAAGTAGCATCCGCGCTTGAAGGAATTGACAAACCGTTAGTTGCGCGCAAAACAACTAATTTGAGAAGCGACTCGCTGGATACCTTGCTGAAAGAATACGGTGAAGACCCAATGAAACAGGAAATGTCAATCCACGCTCCCACATACAGCGACGAAACAATGGCGGCATTCAAAGAAGCAGGGGCCACTGATGTTAACTCAATATTGACCGCGCCAAATAAAAATAAACAAAACCGCGCGATAAACGAAACTTACATCAGCGACTTAAATGGTTCAATCAAAGAGTTATGGCAAGAATATGTCTTGCGAACAGCAATGAGAACATTCATGTCGCGTGTAAACAACCCTCTTGATTTCCCGAAGTTGCCGGATAATTTATCCCCCTCAAACATGAAGTCAATTGTCGGTGAAGATGCGAGTCTGTTCAAGATGATAAAAGATGAGGCCGCAAAACTTTGTGGATATGAGAACGAAGATGAGTTTGGTAAGAAGGTCAATTTAGCAACGCGAATAACCATCACAGACGGTAAAGGCAGAAGTGTGCAAGAATTGAATCCAAAAGAGTTCAAGGCTGATGTTATGCAAAACGCGAATCATGAAGACATCAAGGAGTTGCCAATGGGTGTCGTCCAATACACAAGGGATGAGAATGATGAGATAACAGGCGCGCAGTTTGTTCCAACAGAAGCCAGTAAAATCATGTCAAATGCACAACAATTGGCTTATTCACCCGAAGATGATATGCAATTCAAAGGTATGCAGAAGGCCGCGGAATATCACCGCTATCCAAACTGGTATCATAGAGATGCGATACGCGACATACTCGCTGGTCAAGAAGGCAAAGAAGATGGTTTTGCTAATCATGCTGAATTAGCCACAGCGTTCGCGAACGGATTGCTACCCGAAGAATTGAACAACAGAATCAAAGAGTCAATGATTTTGTCCAAGTTGTCGCATGTAACACATCAACACCAAAATTACGGTGATATGTTGGGTTATGATTACGCGAAAGAACAGTTGCAAGAAGCAGAACGAAGAAGAAGAATGTCCGGTCCTATGACTCCTATGCCACCAGCACCTCAATCGCCACTGTTACAGCCTCAACCCCAACCTCAACCCCAGCCGAGCGCGACCGTCGCACAACCAATTGATTTCGGACAAGATTCTCAATAATATCGTTTTCTTCTTACAATCATAATTACTGTATTATTCTCACAATAATTTGATAATAGTGATAAAAGGGTGAATCAACACGCTTATGTAGCGTCCGCGCCACGCACTACGCATGGAGGTTGGTTGTTATGCAAGAGCGCACGCCACAAAATAAGGATGAATTGAGAGTTTTGGGATTGATTTCTTTCGTTAGCATATTGGTCGGCTGTTCTATTGCAGTGTTTGACGCAGGGTTGTGGTTGAAGGATGATTCAACTTACACAAACGCGATAACATACACAATGGGTGCGTTTACTTTGCAAGGAATGGCTTACTTCATTTACAAAATGCTCGCACAAGACGGGATGGACCAGCGCGCAATCATTTCAAATATGCAAAGAAACATGTCACGACAGATGCAAAGCCAACAAATGCGATTCGCGCAAGCACAAATGGACATGGAAATCAAGAAACAAGAGGTCGCTTTCGCGAAACAACTTGAAGAGTTGGAGAAAGACCCCGAAGTTCAACAATATCTCGGTTTGATGAGTGGTGAAGTTGAACCGGAAGCACCAGCGCATAAAGCAAACACCAAAAAATCACTTAATTTGGGTAGTGCTGGGCGCAAGCGTAACGCTGATGGAACATACGCGAAGAGCAAAAAGGAGTGAAACAAATGGGTTGGTTGTTCAAAACACCCAGTGATGATGCGACGGAAGCCACGCTACGCGCTTTACACACTCAAAATACACTTGATACTTATTACGAAAAGGGCAAAGCGTTGGTTTTTTGCATAATTACCGGATTTGTTACTGCATTAAGCGTATCTTGGTTTGAACAATCAAGCGATGTTAGCATTTGGGACAACACAGTGGAGTGGTTTATCAACAAAATCCGCGGTTGGGTGGGGTGATTGGTTGCGACATTCGCCGGTAGCGCACTTATGGGTGCAGTTGTTTACGGGCGTGAACTTTACAATTTCATCAAACCGCGAAGAATTGGTGTTTACGGACCGACACAGGTTGGAAAAACCACACTTGACCAATTTATGCGCACACCGGGAGAAATGGACGATATAGAGGAACGAACTATGCATCCAAAACGACTATTCGGTGGAGGTTATGTGCTTCCTAAAGCAACACGAAAGCGTCTTCGCTGGAAAGGAGAGAAAAGAGTTGTTCATTCAGCCGATATTGGTGGTCAACAACGCTTTTGGAACCTGTGGATTGACGATATGGTTGATAGGCAAGTTGAAATTGTCATATTTATGACTGATACGCGCGTTTTACGAGGTAATGGTGCGCAAGTTATTGATGCAGTGGGCGGTTTTGAGTATCTTGTTGACGCGATGATTGAAAAAAGATGGAAATACCGTTCATTGAAGTCAAGATTACGCGGTAAACGCTATGCTCCTAAGCAGATTTGGCTTGTTGCAAACAAAGCAGATGAATGGTGGGATGACAACGCGAACATTTTGTGGCAATCTAACCGTTTACGAGAACATAAAGTGTTTGATTCACACCGCCCAGCCATGCGGAGACTCCAAAAAGCAGGTATTCCGTGTCGCGTTAGCATGATGGCGACTAAAATTGGCTGGAATGTTGAAAAAACGATGATTGAGATGTTAAGTTGGTGATAAAATGCTTGGAAATACGCCCCAAAATGACCTATTACGCCTTGCCGCACAGACACAAATGAGCCTTGCACAGATGCAACAACAGGCTACTGCACAGGCCGCGATGAGTAATGCAAGTGAACATATTGAGGTTCCACAGGTCAATTTTTACCCTTCACAGCACCCAAACCCCAAAAAAGCGCGCCGAAAAGACATAAAACAGGCATATAAACTCCTAAAACCGACAAAAAGGAGTATTTTTTCTCCGCGAAGGTGGTTATTTGGTGGAAAATACCGATATAACACCAATACAATGCGTTGTGTTATTGATGGAGCGGATGTTGAACACCTTTTGAGACACGCTGGCAACATATATGAGCAGGTGATTGACGAGGAAACCGGTCAATCTTTGTGGGATTTATATTTCAAAAATCCCGTTACAGGGGAGGTTGAAGCCTTTGTAGCGCGAGAAAATGTCACCAGTGGACGCAAAATGCGCGGAACTTACTGCCCGGAACACCTACATTTGTATCATTTGTTGTGTAAATGGGAGAAAGAAGAAGAGAAAGAGCAAGAAGCAAACACTGGGACACTCAAAGCCAAGTTGAAAAAGGGTGTTTCAACTGTTGCTGTGCCAATAAATAGCATCAAAAAGAAGGATAACACACCTCCGATACTGGCGAAATACGAGCCATTCTTTCAAATGCTCAAACAAGACAACATTCCAATCACTCATTTGACAAACTCGGCGACAGGAATGAATGATTTGGTAATGGTTGTGTTTGATATGCGCCAATTCCAAGCAGGGAACAACGCAAGGTTGCTGTTTGACGCTCTCGCGATGCACCAAGCGCAACAACAAAGCGCGCCTCTTCCATTACCGACAGAATCAAATGATGGGAGCGCGTGAGGTGGTATCATGGTGTGGCCGTTTAATAGTAATAATCAGCAACAGCAACAACAAGGTGCATTGAATCTCGGTTTAGCAGGGGGACAACAACAAGTTCCAGTTCAAGGACAACAGCAACAGCAATGGGGACAACAACAATATGGTTTGCAATATCAAGCACCTCCTACTGAAATGGAGATATTATCCGCGATGATTACAACAAATCCAATGATTGACAAGTGGCTATCCGATAACAACGGTGCGAATATGAATATGCTTATCTCGTTATTGAGCAGTTTGGTTGCGGTTTCAGTCAACACGCTTCTTGCGAACGCGCGTTTAGTTGAAGACGGTGATGGATACAAGTTTGATTTCAGTGGCGTTCAAGGTATGCCAACGGCTGATAGTGTTATGATGAGTCAAACACAACTACTCAACACATCATCCAACAATGTTCAGCAAAAAAATATGCAGTTCCAACAAATGGTTCAACTTGCAAATCAAGGTGTAATGCAAAGCATGTTGAATGATGCTATGGCTGACCCCGGATTGATGCAAAATGTTGGTGGTGGAATCGGCTCTTTAGTGCGAGGATTAGCCGGAGGAAGATAATATGGACATGACATCTTTATTTACAACGGTTAGTGAAATGACTAATTTGCGCAAATCTGTTGTTGTTGACATGATAATGGTGCAACTCATTTCTTTGACTCTTGGTTGTTTCATGCTACTGGTGTTCTCCGGTCCATCTATGGAATCAAGGCAGTTGACATGGATAATCGGTGCATTATTCGTCTGTTTCAGCGCGACCGGTATCGTTTACCGCCGCCTCGGACAACAGGGTTGACCATTTACCAATCGGACATTCGCTGTTCAGCAATATTGTTTTCGTTTTGATAAAACAACCACAAAGGCCACATCTATCGTGGTTTCTTTTTGGACAAGATTGACAAATGTTGTAGCGACGCTCTCTTTCTGTCAAATCTGCGCGTTGGTTTGTAATTAAATCAGCCGCGGCTCGCGAAAGACTCTTTGCTGTCCCTATTGAAATTGGTATTCCCGCGACTTTAGGTGCGCGTGATAACCTTTTTCTCATGGAAACACTCTTTTGCTACCACTACTTGGTCTTTGCTATGGCGGAGCGTATATCGCGAGCATCTTGCAAGTTCTGTCAAGACCCCGACCGCGATGGTATTGAAGAAATGATGAAGGCTGGACTCATCACCGCGAAGCAGTTGGACAAAGACAAAGGTTGGCGTGAAGGGACTGCTGACAGGCATTTTCGTAATCATGCCGGAGAATATCACATGGGTAGTAATAGCGAATGTCGTCTTTGCACATCTCCACAGCGAGAAAATCTTGAAATGGCTTACTTCAATGCGAGTATGACTGTTGAAGAAATCGCACAAGAGTTGGATATGCCGGAATCAAGTGTGTATCATCATTTGAAGCATCATCTCAAACCAATTGTGCAAAAAGGTGCGGCTGACATCATCATTGTTGAGGCTGGTAAAGAAATGGACAGCCTAAGAAGTAATTTGGCACGAATCAACGGTGAGTTGGGTCATTTCCTTGATGATGCAGACCGCAATGACCCACAATATGTTCGTAATATCGTATCATTGCATAAAGAAGTGCGCGAAACTGTCAAAGACATCATGAGAGTGCAAGAGCGCGCGGCTGGTAATACTAACGAAACCATGAATGCACAAACGATAAACATACTCAAAGTTGAATTAGCGAAAGAGTCCCCCGAAGTATGGGCGAGACTTCGCGGCAAATTGATTGGAGGTGATGAGTGATGGTAGGTGGACCCGAAGGTAGCACCGCAGGTATGCGATTCAACCCTCGTCAAAGCGCAGAAGAATTGCAAGACGACTCAAATGTTGGTCGTGAAGACTCGGAAGAACGCGCACTTCATGACGCGAAGAAGCGTGAGAAACAAGAGAAACGCGCTAAAATGATGCAAGGTCTTCAACACATGAAAATAAAAATACCTCAAAAGCGCGATGATGAGGAAGACAGCGACATGAAAAGACAGGCCGAGGCTGGTCAAATGTCCGGTCAAGTGGGTCAAAACGAAGCGATTGACGGTGCAAACCCTCGCGGTAGTTTTGGTGGTGGTGCTGGTATGAACATGTTGTTGTCAACTGCACCTTTCATTGACGACGCTTTTGAAATGATTCGTAAAAAGAAAGACGAACCAAAATACGATGATGAGAAACCCAAAAAGACAACAACTATTGACACTGCTTTATCACGAAGACGCGCTAAAAAAGGTAAGCGTAAGAAAAGATTCGGTATGAAAGACACCGAATCATCAAAGCGAAGTCGTAGTAAGAAAAACAAGGCGTTGAAGCCCGGTTATGTTCGTAATCCCGGTGCAATGACGGCGTTAAGAAGCGGTCAAGCACCATACCAAACATTCGGTTTGATGGGTTCACGAAGACCTGCTCCAACAGCACCGCGGTTTTTGACCGTATCATCGGGAAGAAGTCGTCCGCGTGCATCACTCGCTAACCCAAGAACCAAATTGGGACAAGATGTTCGTCAAGAAGTGCGACAAGATACACCAACACAAGATGTCACACCTCCAACACCCACTGTCACACCCGAAGCAAGAATAGCACGCGCACCGCGTGGTTCGCGCGATTCTCGTCCACACAAGAAAGCAGTAAGACAACCAAGAACTGCGATAACACCCGGTGGTAAAGAACTCACAGAAGCAATTGCGTTTGGAGGTGGTGCTTCTGCTATGGCCGCGGGTGGTATTGGTTCAAGTGATGCTATTCTTGCATCCGAAGAGTTCTTGCTTAAGCGCGCACAGAAATTGAAATTAGGCATATCCGCTCGCGACCGTATTGAGTATCGTCAATTGATTGACCAACTCAATCATTTATTGCGCCGAATGATGCGTAAAGAAGACAAATCAATGCAGGGTGCTGATGAGAAATCATCACCTAATACATCGGGTGGACTTTCATCAAATCCCACTGGGGCAACCGAAACAGACCCCGATGATGATGCGACCCGATGGGGCGCACACCCGTATGATTTGTATGTAAGGCGAGGTGGGATAGGTTGAGCGATTACATCCTCAAGGGTAAGGGTGTTTACTACCGCGACGCGGAAGGCGTAATGCATCCTCAATCTTTTCCTCCCGAAGATTCCGACCATGAAAACATATCACATTTTCACATCAACAGCAAAACAGGTCAACCTTTTGCAGAACTTGAAGGTAAAGGGCTGGTAGGTAAGTTTCCTGTGGAAATCGCCGCTGAAATATTAGCAAGAGAATTGATGACACAGGGATATACAGATGAAACAGGCGCGAAAAGAAAGCCAGTATCTATGCAATCAGCGTTGAGATTATCAAAAACTCTCTTCAACAACGCGACCAAGCGTTTCAATGACATCAAAAGAAAAGCCGGTGATGATTTTCACATTCTTCCTATGAAGTTTGATGACAACGGAATACTCAACGACGCTTACAAAAACAATCACTATGGCGGACATCAACCGCGCCGTGTATCAACCGCGCAAAGAAAGACAAGAACAACCGATGGTAAAGTCATCAACAATCATCCACGCAATGAATTGCACCCCGAACTTGGTCAACACCTTGAATCGGCGGCTTTGCATATTGCTGATGAATTACGCGACGAAGCAGAACGAATTGGTGTTCAAACGGAACTCGCGGCAGGGCAGAATGTTTTGGAACCTCAACAAATCACTGACGGTATTACACATAGATACACTTCAAACGACGCTGACCCTACATCAAAAGAGAACACCAAATACCCTAACCACTACAAAGATTTACACGCGCAAACTGCGGCTTATGGACAAATCTCTCCAATGGATATTGTGTCTGTCTTGCCTTCAGACTTTTTCGTTCCGTCAACATCCGGCGGTATGTCAACAAGCATCATGAATCAGTTGATAGAAAGAGGATACGACCAACCAACCGCTCGCTCAATGGCTCGCGCACCAGTCAATCAACTACTATACGGTCGTGGTAAAGATGGTTCACAAACCGGACTCAACAAGGTAGTTCGCAACATGCGCGCTAAATTAGGTATTGACACGAATGACGATATTCATGCCATGTTCAAGAATCATCGTGATAACTTTGCACCACTGATAAGAGGTGGTGATAGGGGAAGAAACCACAAAGCAATTGAAATCATGGCTATGTTAAAGTTGGCTGAACAAATGGGTGTTGACCCAAGCCAATATTCAATGTATCCATCAGCACCAAGCAGTGTCATAAACGGCTGGCGCGATGTTGCCATAGATGAAGGTGGTAAACAAATTGACATGGCCGCTCTTGGTAGTGTTGATGAAGGACATCAAATGCGAGGTAAGTTTTCAAATCAATTTGACCACATGTATGATTCATTCCCCGACCATTTGAGCGGCGGTTCGCTTGCTGACGCTTTACCTGCTCAACCTGTTGTTATTGAAGAACCGATGAGCGACCCACCTCCCCCTGTTACAACACAAGAACCTCTCCCTCAACCACCAGTTGCACAACCGATTGATTTTGGGTTCCGCGACTTATCACAATTCAATCCATTCCCTTCGGGAAGAACATTTACCATGTCCGATGACGACCCGATGGGTGTTATCGCGACCATCATGGAGCGCGTGCAAATGCATGACGCAGGTGGCTCTTTGTTAGTAAAATATGACCCAATGGATAACTACGACATGCACAAATTGGGCCAAAATGTAGGCATGTCAAGTATTGATGTTCGCGCGATTGCAATGTCGCTTGGTGATTGGGGTGTCATAGCGAAATCCTTTAACACTACGCACGATGTGGTTCGCGCTATCAAGAGGTCTTGCGGAGGCGCGCTAAATGGTTGATAATTGGGAAATAGAATGGAATAGTAGCATGATGGAACACGGTCGCGACTTAGGCACAATGGAGTTTATCTTTGCAAAAGGCGGCAACCTCTCGGATATGAACTATGTTATGTTTGACATTCAAGACAACAGTTGGGAACCTCTTATCAAGGCTGTCGCGGAGCGCGACAACTCTCACCCCGACATTATTCGGAAGAATGTTGAACAACCACCGTTTTTCATGGAGCAAGGACAACGCTCCGCTCAACCGTTTTTGGGAACAGGTGTAACAAGTCCTCGTCAAGCAACAAAACAATTCAACACAGCACAGCGAATGGCTAATTTAGAAGAGTATGCTCAAGCAGGTCCCAACGCTACTGCTGGACAGGCATTCCGCGCTGGTAAATACGGAACTGCCGCAGGTAAAGGTCTTGCCGCCGCAGGTCGCGGTATTATGCGGGGTGCGCGAGGCGCACGCGATTACATGAGGGACACAGCCGGACCCGCTATGGCTTCTGCTGGTCGCAAAATGGGCGAGATGGGCGGTCGTGCGCTTCAAGCAGTCAAAGACAGCGGTATGGGCCAGCGTATGAAGAACTTCATGAGTGGCGCAGGTCGCGCAATTAGCGATTTACGACATGCGCCAGCCGCGGCAAAACAATCATTCAAACAAATGGGAGCCGCAAGTGAAGACGAGGCTCGTCGTTCAGCACTTGAAGGCGGTCTTGGTCGCGGACAGCAAGAACTTGAAACCGCGGAAGGCAGGTATGTTCCGGGTAGTCAAGGCTTTGATGCAAACATGGACCGAGCGCGAGCAAGCATAAGTCAAGGACTCGCTCGCGATTTCCGTATCACTCCAAGAGTTCACACAAAAGGTAAGAACAAAGGAAAACCGATGGAATCAGTTGAAGATGCTATGCGCCGTGAAATACAGGAAATTGGTGCAAGACGCGCTGAACCAAAAGAAGGTTTCTTCGCTGGTATGAGGCGACGCGGTGACGAGCGACGAGAGGCGGCACGCGCACAACGAGAAGGTGATGCGTTTGCTCCATCCAACATCGTGCCGGAAGAACCAGTGATGCCCGAAGCACCCACACCCGAAGCAGAAGCGGCGGCTCGTTCCGATGCGAAACCTTCAACGACAGCACCACCGATTGAGTTCGGACCCGAAACAACAGCACCACCGGACACAGGTGTAGTTGACCCAATTCCAACCACCGGCGACCTATTCGTTGACGACGAAGGCGAAGTCGTAAACCCAGCACAAATGGAAACCGCTACGGCGACTGAACCAACAGCAGGGCAAAGATTTGCTGGTGAGGCTGGTATGAAATTAGGTGCAACCGCAGGTGATAGAGTCGCGAGTGGATTAGATAAGATATTGGAACAACACGGAAAAACACCATTCGCTGACCGCGAAGCGGCAATGCAAGCCATGTTGCAAGGCGGTGTAGGAACGGAAGGTATGACTACCGCTGGTAAGTTCGGCGGTAAAACAGCAAAGGCTGTTGAAGCGGCTTTAACACAAATGTTTGGACCCGCGAAAGCAAAAGCGATTGTTCAAGCCGCGGAGCAAGGTAATCCCGAAGCGAAAGAAATTGTTGAAGAAGTCGCTGAAAGTGGTGGTAAAAAGGCACCGATGATTGAGTTTGGCAACATGACAATGAGTGAAGACACTCATGAAGCCTCATGGGATTCACTGCTCAAAGGATTAGATATTAGGTGATGATGTGTGCAGTCGTTATCACTTGAAGCAATTGAGGAAATTGACTTTGAGGTAGCGAAGCGTGACTTCAAGTTCTTCTTTGAAGAAATACTTGGGTTTCAACTATCTTGGCATCATGAACAGTGGTTCAACAATCTTGAGTCGCGCAAAAGATATTGTGTAAAAGCGGCGCGTGACCACGGTAAATCAACACTGTTTCTCGGCTACATGCTGTGGAAAACAGCGTTTAACCCAAAAACAAAAGCGGTGCTGATTTCACACAGTCTTCACCAGTCTATTCACCACATGCGCACACTCAATGATTTGATTGATGGTGTGCCGTTTCTCGCGAAAATGAAAAAAGCGGATTCTTGGTCAAAGACATTTTTTGGTTTTACTAACGGTTCCAACATTAGCGCGAAGTCGGTCGGGGGTGCCATCCGTGGTATTCACCCCGACCTCATTCTATGCGACGACATTCTGTGGGGAACAACTGACACAGAACTTGCTCGCGTCGCATCATGGTTTTACGAAGTCCTTGTCCCGACACTCCACCACACCTCAAAACTGATGATAGTCGGGACACCTTTTACTCCAACCGATTTATACACAGAACTTGAGAACCGCGACGGGTATCTTGTTGAAACATACCCGGCTATCAATGTCAAAGGTGAAGCATTGTGGCCCGAACGCTGGGATTTGGAATCTTTAGATGCGCGCAGAAATGATATGCCAGCAATTGCGTTTGCTCGCGAATATTTGTGTGAGCCAATGGATGATGTGTCAAGTCTGTTCCCATCAACCATTTTGCAAGCCGCTAAAGATTCATCACTCAAGTTGATTGAGCGTGAAGTTGGCGACCCCGATGACCAATACTTCATTGGTTGGGACCCGGCTATTTCAAGCGACCGAGCCGCCGACTACACCGTGATGGTAGTGCTTCGTCGCCCATCCACCAATCCCGAATTACTTGAGTTGGTTCACGCGATTCGTCGTAAGAACATGGACTTCCGCACACAGATTACCGAGATACAAAGACTCAACGCGAAGTTTAACCCCGATGTTATTGAACTTGAAGCAAACAACTTCCAGCGTGTTTTTGCAACTGAACTTCGCGCTGATACAGATTTACCAATCAAGACTTTTATTTCCACACGCCAACGCCGTGAGTCGCTTCTCATGGGTTTGGTGTTGCGCTTTGAGAAAGAGCAAATCCGTTTGCCGTGGGGTGATGACCGTTCTCGCACGCTGATGTCCGAACTTGAGCGAGAGTTGCTTATGTTTGGTATGAGCAAGAAAGGTCGGCTTGACAGCATCGGTAGGCACGATGACTTTGCTATTGCTCTCGCGTTGGCGCATTGGGCGACCACGGAGTTCCGTGAGCGCATAGTGGACTTGGATGAAATAATGGCGGGGTTGTTAGATTGAGCGATTGGTGGGCTGTTTTGAAAGAGGGTCGCGAAGTCCAATGCCCTAAATGCAACCGCATGTTTTATGGTGAAAATGCTTTACAAAACCATCACTGTGTGCCTAATACACCGG